GAGGCAGTGAGTTCCCCCCAACTCACACTTCATGTAGGCCTCTCCCCCCAGGCCGTTGTCTCGGCGGAGGTCTTGGGGACCCCCACCGTCACTGCATTCCTTGTGGTCAACCCCACCTCAATTGCTTCCGCTGAGTCGGTCGGTACCCCGACGCTTGTGATGGTGGTGGTCCTTGGCCCCTCCGCCATCTCTTCCGCACAAGCCATGGGGACTCCGAGCCTGCTCGCGGCGGTACCGGCGACCGAGGTTGCGCCGGAGGGTGTGGCGAGTGCCTTGGTGATAGGGTCCCCCACCGCCACACCCACAATTCTTCTGACTTTGCAGGGCATTACAAGCGGGCAGGCTTTGGGCATCCCCACGATAGGTGGGGTATCTACTGCTTTACTGTCGGGAATCCCCACAGCGGAAGCCTTTGGAACACCAACGGCCACAGCGCGACTCACCGCCAACCCCACTGGCGTCCCTTCCGCAGCCGACGTACCAAGCCCGAGCCTCACGACCCGTGTGACGACCATCCCCTTCCCCATCCCCAGTGGGGAATTGGTGGGGTCAGCGACCATCCGCACGCTACTCGACCTGGTTCCCGACACAATTGGGTCGCGTGAGGCATTCGGATTGCCAAACCTGGTCGATGCTGGTCTGTTCACAGGTCATCCTTCGACCGAGCCGTTTGCGTCGTGGGGCAACGGTGATGGGGTTGACCCGAGTCGAATTGTGTTCGGTGATGACTCTGCAAGCCTAGTGGGGGATTCTGACCGTAGCAGCATCGTCAGTGGTACCGCTACCGCTAGCATCGAGGTATGAGAGGATCAAAATGGGTACCGTAATGACCATCACTCGTGGGGATTTGGAGCCAGACCTTGTAATGCTGTTGGCGGACGACCGAGAGGAGGGTATCTTCACAGGCGTGACTGCCGGCATGGTAACCCTCGTTGGGGAAATGGAAGGGCAGGTGGTACTGGAGGAACCGGCGGACGACATACTGGCCGCCGAGGACGGCAAATCCGCGGTAATCCGTAGGGCTTGGGCGCTTGGGGATACCGACGTTGCCGGCCGCATGTACTGCAGAGCGTACATAACATGGCCGGGCACTCGCCGGCAACACTTCCCTCGCACATTCGCCTTGGTCGTTGATATCCGGAGGAAGCCTGGAGATGCCTAAGTCAAGCGCAGCCGAAAGATTGCAAGAAACCCCACAACCGACTGAGGCTTGGGCGACTCGGCCCGAGTCCGTCACGGTCGGACCCATGACCTACCGCATCGAGTTCCTTGACGACGTTGGCTGGGCCTATGCCAACGAGGACGAGGGCAATGATGGCTCCACGCGCACAACTCAAGGACTCATTCGGATTCGCATCCCGTCTCGAGCCGATGAGAACTACTTGCGCACCAACCTGCTGCATGAGGTTCTCCACTGCGTGTGGTGGATGGGTGGCGCGCATGCCGGCCTCGACACGGTCGAGGACAAGGAAGAGTACGTCATCACGACGCTCAGCCCGACGTTGCTTTGGGTGATGCAGTCTAACCCGGTTCTGTGTGCCTACCTGGCATCTACGGAACAGGACATGGATGAGGACGACGTTGACATCGTGTTTGAGGAAGACGACGAGGACGACGATGACGAGTGAGCAAGCGTCTGACGACCTGTCCCGCTACGCTGCTCTGGCTGAGGACGGTGACGACGATGAGTGACGTGGTGCGCATCTTCGTGCACAACGGTCGGTCGCTCAATGAGACGAACACGGCCAAGCAAATGATCATGGACCGAGAGACATGGGCGCAGGTCGCGGCGGTCGTCAACCCCAATCACATCTACTTCTTCTATGATCAAGAGGACGACGAGTGACAGAGCAGGTACGCATACGGTTCGACCAGATCTTCAAGCACATGGGGTATACCCCACACCCCGCACAGATACCAGTGCATCGGTCCAGCGCTCGCAACAAGGTCGTCGCTGCCGGTCGTCGGTTTGGCAAGTCTGAGATTGGCGCAGGTGAGTTAGATGTTGAGGCTGTGCGGACTCGGTACCTGCTCAATGGGCTCATCGAATCTGGCAAGCGGCGTGAGTTCTGGATCGTTGGCCCTGAGTACACGGATGCCGAGAAAGAATTCCGCAAGCACTATGACGCGCTGAAGAAGGTCGATGCGCCGTTCGACAAGCCGGGCACCTACTATGATCCGCACTCCGGCGATCTGCAAATCTCCATGTACAAAGGGAAGTACCTCGTTCTCGGCAAGTCAGCGACGCACCCTGAGCGGCTGGTCGGCGAGGGTCTCAACGGCGTCATCATGGCAGAGGCCGCCAAGCAACGTGAGCGTACGTGGACGAAATTCATCCGTCCCATGCTCGCGGACTTCCAGGGTTGGTCGCTTCATACATCCACACCAGAGGGCAAGAATTGGTTCTATGATCTGTACGTCCGCGGACAAGCGATTCATGAGACGTCATGGGAGTCGTGGAGGTACGGATCGTGGGCCAACCCATTCGTCTATCCGCAGGGCGCTTCCCCACAGGGGTTGCAGTTTCTACGCCAGCACATCGACGCTCGCAAGCCGGTGACGCAACGCATCCGCAAGGACGTGGACGTTGACCCGGAAATTGTCGAGTTGATGTTGGACCTCAGCGAGGAAACATTCAACCAGGAAGTGGCCGCTCTCTTCACAGAATTCGCTGGCCGAGTCTTCAAGCACTTCGATGATGACTACCACGTGCGCGACCTCATCTACAACTCAACATTCAAGACGTACGCCGCGTGTGACTATGGCTTCACGAATCCCTTTGTTTGGTTGCTGATTCAAGAGGACATGTACGGCAACGTCTATGTCATCGATGAGTTGTATGAGCGCGGTCTGAGTATCGATGACGCGGCTCGTCTGATAGCCGACCGAGGTCTGTGCCCGCCGAGTGTCATAACGTTCTACCCCGACCCGGCCAGCCCGTCGGATACATTGGCCCTAGAGCGGCACCTCAAGGTACGCGCAACAGGTGGTACGGGTGGGGAACTCAACACTCGCCTACGCTACATCCGTGAGGCGTTGAAGGACCGTAACACGCATCTGCCGGAAGGCGATCCGCTACGCAACCCCAAGTTGCTGATCAACCGAACATGCACGAACACGATCCGTGAAATGAATGACTACCGCTACCCAAAGACGTCGTCTGAGTCGAACAGGAATCCGAAGGATGCGCCGCTCAGTGTAGACGACCATTGCCCCGAGGCTTTGGGCCGGTTCTACCGTGGGCATTATGGCGACCCTCAACGACAAGCCGATGGCGGGTCACGAGTGGGGCGCTCGACATTGTCCGGCAGGCGTACCGCACGCAGCCGGTGATTCAACCCTAGAATCGACTGCCGGTGCGAAGTCCGCACGGGCGATGGAGGAAAACGTGAGCGTTCAATCGGTCGAGGCTTTCAGCCCATACACCACCGCCACAGCAACGTTCGCGGCCTTGCCGACGTGGATGAATCAGTATGACGCTGAGCGGATCAACGCATACCAGGTATATGAGCAGATCTACTGGAATGTGCCGGAGACATTCAAGTTGACGCAACGTGGCTCGGACGCCGCGCCGATCTACGTCCCCACTGCCCGCACACTTGTAGACACCACTCAGCGGTACCTCTGCCCCAAGCCGGGATTCATCATGGACCCCGACGTGGGGACGCCGGACGAGCAGCAGCAGATGCGACTCATGCTCTCCAACTTCTTCAAGCGTGAGAACTTCTGGAGCAAGTACACGGCCAACAAACGCTACGGAATCCTGCGTGGTGACTGGGCGTGGCACATTCTTGCGAATCCCGCAAAGCCGGTGGGGAGTCGGCTGAAGATTGAACCGCTCGACCCGGCCGCATACTTCCCCATCTCGCATCCCGACGATCCAGACAGAATCATCGCCGCCTACATCGTGGAGCAATTTGCGACCGAGGACGGCACCGTGATCAAGCGTCAGACCTATCAGAAGGGCATCGACCCCATAGGCAACGACGGTTCGGACACGACGATCTACAACAGCATCGCGCTGTTCGAGATCGATGCGTGGGAGGAACTTGGCGACAAGGCGATCACCGTTCTGCGCCCACCCACCGCGCTGCCGCCGCAGATCACCGCGATCCCCATCTACCACATACGAAACATCGAGACGCCGGGTGACCCGTTTGGCTCGTCTGAGTTGCGCGGCTTTGAGCGCATGCTGGCCGCGATCAACCAGGCGTTGTCCGATGAAGAAATGGTGTTAGCCCTTGAGGGGCTGGGGATGTACGCGACCGATGGCGGACCGCCTCGTGACGGTAGCGGCACGATCACTGACTGGCAGTTGGGACCGGGCATGGTGGTCGAGCACACGCCAGGCTCCAAGTTTGCTCGGGTGAGCGGTGTTACATCTGTGGCGCCGATGCAGGATCACCTCAAGTTCATGATCAACTCGTTGAGGGAAGCCGCGTCCACGCCGGACATCGCCACCGGCAAGGTTGACGTGGCCGTTGCGGAATCCGGCATTAGCCTGCGGATGCAACTTGGCCCGATGCTCAGCAAGGTCGATGAGCGTGGGGAAGTAGTGATCGGCAAGCACATGCAGATGTACCACGATATCTGCCAGATGTGGATGCCGGCCTATGAGCAACTCGACCTCGTGACCTCCGCGGTGCCGGTGTTTGGCGACCCGATCCCCGAGAATCGCGATGCCAAGTTCAAGGAGATCATGGCGCTCTTCACGGCTGCGGTCGTTGACGTCGTTTGGGTGCATGAGGAATTGGCCAAGATCGGATACGACTTCCCCATAGATATGGCCAATCGAGTGCTCAACGAGCGCCAAGCGATGGCACGCGCCACCGATCCGTTCGCAAGCAGGCTCGACAACGAGGCAATGGAGGGAGAGGTGTAATGGGCGGCAAGCCGAACAAGGGCACAAAGCGTGACCGGCGACTCAAGGGCAATCGCAAAAAGCGGCGCAACTGGTTCAAGAGGAAGTAATCATGGCTACTGCTGAACCGCTCGCATCGCTCATCAACACGATTCAGTTGACCGATGTGGAGATTCGGCACGTTAGCCGTAATGCCGCTGCGGAAGCCGAGCGCATTGTTAGGTCGCTTGAAGGCTCCACCGGGGTCGGCGCTCGGGTCCGCAGCGCGCAGGTGTCCCTAGCCAAACTACAAGTTGAGTACTGGGGGGACGTCAACGATGCAGTGCGGGTGGGGATCGGGGATGCGTTCGATGCCTCGACTGAAATGCAGGCTTTGTTCGACCGTCGGCTCACGACGGCTGCCGGGATATCCCCACAATACTGGAAGCAATCAATGCTCGCACAATCTCGAGCCGGCATCGATGCCTTCATCGCTCGAGAAGAATTCAACTACAAGTTGAGCGACCGCGTGTACCGGAATCGTGCACTGAGCCAAGGGACTGTCAAGCGAACCATCGACAACGGCTTGCTGCTCGGCAAGGGACCGTATGAGATCGCCAAGGACGTCAAGCGATTCATCGATCCAGCCACGCCCGGTGGGGCATCGTATGCGGCGATGCGGCTCGGTCGCTCAGAGGTCAACAATGCATTCCACACGAATTCTGTGAAGGGATACCAGAATACACCTTGGGTTGCGCGGGTCAAGTGGAACATGTCGAGCAGCCATGGCAAGGCCGACGAGTGCAATGAGTACGCAGAGGATTTGCATTGGCCTACGTGGGGACCTGGTGAGTACCCGCCGATGGATGTGCCGCCAAAGCCGCACCCCAACTGTCTTTGCTACACAACCCCGGTAGCCGATGACCTCGAGACGTACGTGAAGAACTTCCATGAGGGCAAGTACGACGACTACATCAATGAGCAATTGGGGTGCAGTCGAGTTGCCTGACCTCGT